GACGAGACGCACTGGTGGGTGTTGCCACGGCTGAAGCAGGCGCATCAGACGATGCAGAACAACCTGCCGAAGCGGAAGATCGCCGACCCGTGGATGCTCGAGACGACCACGGCGCCGGAGCCGGGCATGGGGTCAGTGGCAGAAGCCACGATGGACTACGCCAAGGCGGTGGACGAGGGGCGCGTGACGGACTCGACGCTGTTCTTCTTCCATCGGCAGGCGGGGGACGAGCACGACCTGAACACCGTGGAGGGCGTTCGGGCTGCGGTGATTGAGGCGTCTGGGCCGGCTGCGGCATGGCGGGACATTGACGCGATTGCCGGCCTGTGGGCCGATCCGACGACGGATAAGACCTTTCTCGAGCGGGTCTGGTGTAACCGGCTGGTCAAGAGCGCCTCGCAGGCGTTCAACGTCGTGCGGTGGAAGGAACTGGCGCAGCCGACGAACCCGGCCAAGCCTGGCGACACGATCGTGCTCGGATTTGACGGTGCGATGTTCCACGACGCCACGGGCCTGATCGCTACCCATGTGGAGACCGGGTATCAGTGGGTGCTCGGGCTCTGGGAGTGTCCGCACGGCCGGGACGATTGGCAAGTGCCCAGCGAAGAAGTCGATGCGGTGGTGCGGGATGCCTTCGAGCGGTTCTCTGTCTGGCGATTGTACGCTGACCCGCCTTATTGGCAATCGTGGATCGCGGCGTGGAGCGGAGCGTTCGGCGAGGAGCGCGTGATCGAGTGGCAGACGAACCGGCGGCGGGCGATGACCGGGGCGCTCGAGGGGTTCAGCACGGCGATCCGCGAAGGGGCGATCAAGCATAGCGGCGATCCCCGGATGCAGCGGCACCTCGCGAATACCCGCCGGCAGGATCTGCCTGGGTGGGTGGACGAGAACGGTCGGCCGTTGTGGTTGATCCGGAAGGAACGGCCGGACTCGCCGCAGAAGATCGACCTGACGGTGGCGGCGGTCTTGAGTTGGAAGGCCCGTACCGATGCGATTGCGGAAGGTGTCGGGGGCGAGTCGGTGTACGAGACGAGGGGCGTGGAATTTGTCTAGCAAGATGTACGGCAAAGAAATACTCGTCAGCTATCCGTGCTGTGGCGGCATCCTCGATGGCAACTTTACTTACGAGGTGCGCTGTGGCAACGACATCATAGCCGATTGCCACAGCCTTGATGACGCGATGGCGGTCGCCAGTCGAGAGTCCGGCGAGCGTGGCATCCCAGTGCGTCAAAACATCAAAGAATCGTCCAATGTCTAAGCGCGCGCTGCTGTTCCTGTCGGCCTACGCTCGGGATCTGGTCTTCTTGACCGGGATGCTGTGTCTGTCTGGCGGACTGGCGATGATCTCGCTCCCTGCCGCTCTTATTGTGCCGGGCGCGTTGCTGGTCTGGCTTGCGATACCGAGGACGAAATGAGCCTGCTCGCGTCTCTGCGCGCCACGGACGAGCGATCGATGTCGCTCGGTCAGTACAACATCAAAGATCCACTCACCGGGATCTTTTCCGCCCCGTCCGTGAACGCGGGCGTCAATGTGAACGAATACACGGCGCTGAACTACTCCGCGGTGTGGGCGGCGGTGCAGCGGATCTCGGGCGATGTCGGGTCGCTGCCGCTGGTGCTCTACAAGCGCGTTGGGGCAGGCAAGGAACCGCTCCGCGATCATCCGCTGTATCGGCTGCTCCATGACCAGCCCAACCCCGAGATGACCGCCGTCGTGTTTCGGGAGACGCTGCAGGCGCACCTCCTGACGTGGGGGAATGCCTACGCGGAGATCGAGTGGCGCGTGGGCGGGGGGGCGCGGGCGCTCTGGCCGATCTCGCCGAACCGCGTGACACCGGAGCGGGATGCCGGCGGGCGTCTCTACTACAAGGTGCAGAACAGCAACGGGCGGGAAGTGTTCATCGAGCCCGAGAACATGCTGCACATCCCCGGCCTCGGGTTTGATGGGACGTGCGGGTATTCCGTGATCCGGATCGCCCGAGAGTCCATCGGGTTGGGGATCGCGACGGAACGATTCGGCGGGGCGTTCTTCGGGAACGGGACCACGTTCGGAGGCATCCTGACACATCCCGGCCGACTTAGTGACACCTCACGGAAGAACATCCGCGACTCGATAAAGGCCATGCACGGCGGTGTGGATCGGGCGCACAAGTTCGGGCTGTTTGAAGAGGGGATGACGTTCACGCAGTTGGGCGTGAAGCCAGATGATGCCCAGTTCCTCGAGACGCGCAAGTTCCAGGTAACGGAGATCGCCCGGTGGTTCCAGATTCCGCCGCACATGCTCGCGGATCTGGAGCGGGCCACCTTCTCCAACATTGAGCAGCAGCAGATCGACTACTACACCGGCACGCTCCGGCGGTGGCTGGTGCGGTGGGAGCAAGAAATCAACCGCAAGCTGGTGCTGCAGAGCAATACGCAGTTCGTAGAGCACGTCATCGACGGGTTGCTGCGCGGCGACATTGAGAGCCGGTATGCCGCCTATGCGGTTGGCCGCACATGGGGCTGGCTGTCGGCAGATGATGTGCGTGCCAAGGAAAACCAGAACCCGCTGCCCGATGGGTCGGGGGCGATCTACATGGTGCCGACGAACATGGCGCCAGCAGACAAGATTCACAAACTGGTTGATGCCCAGATCAAGCAGATGGAGACGCCGGCACCGGCACCAGGTGACAGTGGCGATTCGTCGCGCACGGCGGCCGTGATCGCCGAGCTACGCGCGCAGATCGAGTCGCTTGGTACGCACCGTGCGGCGGCCGAGCAGGTGGTTGATGCGCTGGCGCAACGTGAGGTTGCCATCGCTACTATAACTGCGCAGTTGGACGAGGCCAGAAAGGAGATGGTCTCGATTCAGAAGCACATAGACTCAGGCGTAAGCAGGACTACCGCACAGGCCGACAAGCTCGATGAGATGTGGTGGAAGCATGAAGATGCGGCCGCGCGCCTTGATGCTGCACTGGCCGCCCATGTCCGCGAGCGCGACGACCTTGTGCGGGAACTGGAAGCCATCCGAGACGCAGCCACTGCGGACCGGGAGGCGCGGCAGGCGGCTGAAGTCAAAGCCCAGACGGCCATCAGCGAGCGGGATGCGCTCCAGATCGAGTTCCGGCACGCCCAGGAGCAACACCACGTTAGTGTTGACACCGAGCGCACCGAGCGTGCCCGGCTGCAGGCGGAGCTGACCCGGCATGTCGATCTTGTGTCGGCGCTTGAGTCTGACGTGGCCGACCGGACCCGCCAACTGGACGACCTGAACGACGCCCGCGACGTGGCGGTGAAGGCCGCAGAGGATGCCCGCGACGCTGAGCGCGCGGCGCTGTCTGACAAGGTGGTCTCGGTCACAGAAGCGACGGCAGCGCGTCAGGCCGTGACGGAGGCCGATACGCGGGCGGCGGCGGCGGTAGAAGCGGCCACCGAGGCGGCGCGGCAGGCCGGGGAAGCGGCGGCGATGCGGGATGTGGCCGTGCGGGATCTGGCCGACATCAGGGGGCAGCTCGAGACCGCCCGCACCGAACTGACGCAGACCGTGGCGGAGCGCGCAGATGCCGTGCTGAAACTGGAAGCCGAACTGCAGGCCGCGAAGGTCGCACTGGAGCGGGAACGGCAGCGGGCGGAGGCTGAAGCCGCCGCACGGGCGGATGCGGAGGCCAAGGCGGGCCAGGTGGAGCGCGCCCTGACGGCACACCGGCAGTCCGAAACCGAGCGTATGGCGGCCGTCATCGGGGCACACAGAGCCCTTGTGGCCGACGTGGTTGGCCGCATGGTCCGCCGGCAAGCCGAGAGGGCGCGACGCTACCAGGCGACGCCGGAGAAGCTGCGGCGGTGGCTGGAGACGTTCGCCACGGTGGAGGAGCCGATCTGCGTGGAGGCCATGTTGCCGGCCGTTCGGACGCACCTCGCGTGGATGCGGTCTGATGTTGATCCGGCGACGGTGGCGGCGGACTTCGCCAAGCGCCACCTGGAACTCTTTGCGGCGCGGCTGCGGTCTGCAGCCGACAGCGAGGGGGAAGACTTCCATGTCACGCTCGAGGCCGTCTTGCAGCGGTGGGAAGCGGATCGTCCCGGTGAAGTGGCCGACGGTATTTTGCAGGAAGGAATTGCCCATGTCCGCGCACGCTGATCGGCCGATCGAACTCGCCATGACGCACATCCCGGCGGCGGGTGGCCGGACGGCCTGCCCCCGTCCCAAGGCGGTGCGGGCGATTGTGAAGCGGATGCAGGGCTGGGCACAGAAGCCGGAAGGCTGCATGGAGTGCCGATCGGAAGCCGTCACGATTCGCGCGGAGATGCCGTTGTGCGGCCGGTGTGCGACGCAACACCGTGGCGCCGACATCCTGCCGATCAGCGGCCGGCTGGCTGGTGAGGCGCGCGGGCTCGAGGCGGGGCAGGGGCTGACCGGCCACGCGATCGTCTTCAACAGCCTGTCGGTGGATCTGGGGGGCTTTCGGGAAATCATCCGGCCCGAGGCGGTCATGCGGACATTGGCCGAAGGCACGGACCTGCGGGCGCTCTGGAACCACGACGCCTCGCTGCCGATTGGCCGGGTATCCGCTGGCACCT